GTTGTAGACCTAGCATAAGTAATTACTACTTGATTAGAATCAGAATTATAATTAGCAGATATGTAGCCGAGGTTGGCATTAAGGAAATTTACTTGAGAGCCTATTGCCCCAATATCATCTTCATTTTCTACTGGTGCTATATTTACTGCGCCGAAGTCAGGGCTGTCCATTCGGTAAGCAATTATTAGTTTAGCTTGCGTAGTGTCATAGGCGAGACTTATGCTTGTGACGTTTGCAGTCGTAAAAACTACGGCGGTATTTACACTGCGTAGTGTCCCGGCAACATCTATAGTACGCACATAACCTTTATCGCCGTTACCACGGTCCCTATACCCAATCAGAACTATAGACGCAGTTGCCGCAACTATAGCAAGGTTATCAACATTTGTTTGTTGAAAAGCAGCGGCTGATCCAAAAGCTACGGAAGTCCCACTGATTGTCGCAACGATAACTTTTCCGTAATTACTGTCAGATTCGTCCCTATAAATAATTACGTTTTTTGTTTCTTCAGCAGTATAGGCTACTCTTACAAACGTGGATGTGCCACTACGAAATACTGAAACTGTGCCAAAGCTAATTGAGTTATTTGAAGGGTTTACAGTTCCTACAATAGCTTTTCCGTAAGAGCTATTACCGTAATCCGTAAATGCGATTAAAACTTTGTTTGCATTTACATCATAAGTTATATCACCCTCAGTAGTAGCACTTTCAAACACAACAGGCGTCCCGAATGAAATACTTGAATCTGAATTAACCTGACCCACTACGGCAGTGCCATAACTACTGTTCCCATCGTCACGATAGCAGATTACTATCCTATCTGATCCAGTATCATCCGCTATGCTCATTTGATAAGGGCTTCCCGAATCAAACTGTGCTGTAGCGCCCACAGAGTCGGGGGACCCCGTTGCAGAAATCGCACTAACAGTCCCATTAGCATTAACCACAACAGGATCACCATTGGGCAACGTACCACTGGCAATGGCGTTCAGCTTTCTTACTTGTGTGCTGGGTGTACCAATGGTGCGCATATGATTATTCCTCGTCTTCGAGTGTCGGGTCTACCCAATCAGAGTTTGCAGTCCAAGATGTTCCGTCAAAGAAATACTTGTTGCCAGTCCAGTCGGCTGGGGCGTTGGTCACGTTGTCTGTGACAGTCACTGTGGTGCTGTTCAGATCACCAATGATGAACTGTGCAGGGTCTCCTACAGTGATGTTGTCTGCTGTAGCTGTGATTGTTACGTCATCAGCAAGAAGGTACTTACTCAGGTTGGTTGATGTTTCAACGATAGTTTTCATTCTGTCACCCTTTCACGATGATGTCTGTGGCTGACACGGCTGTGCCAGCGATTACTGATGGGTCATCAGCCGTTAGGCCAAGCGTCCCGTCTGTTTGTACAAAGTATTGTTGGCCTGCTGTGAGGCTGAGTTGATTAGTGCTGATTGCACTGCCAATGTCTATGGTGGCTTTGGAGCCTGATGCTACTTCGGCTCTTGTCGTAACTATAGTGTTTGGTTGAAAAACAATAGCGGTTGCGGAGTTAGAGTTACCTGCGTCTTTGTAAAAAACAACATTTTTGTTTTGATCTGGATCATATACATTCCCAATAAACTCATGTGATCCACCAGTATCTAACACAACCGCTGTTCCAAAAGAAATAGATGTACCACTCACAACACCTCTAATTGCTGTAGCATCTCTATCATCCCCTCCTTCATAAGTAATTAATACTCCACCTGAATCTGTGTCAAAAGATACAGCCGATACGGAATTACTTTGATATGTATCTGTTCCTGTAAAGGTTACAGGTGAACCAAATGAAATAGAAGTCCCTGATACTGTTCCAACCAATGCAACTCCAACGCTACTAGCGCCATTATCTCTATAGACAATAACTATTTTGTTATTAGTGCTATCAAACGCCGCCGCGACATAACTACTACTTGCAGCAAATGCCGTAGCAGAACCAAAACTAATGCTAGTTCCGCTCACAGTTCCAACAATTGCAGTTAAATAATTACCATTATCCCCATCTGAATATGCAATAACTATTTTATTATTACTGCTATCGTAAACAGTATTAGTCCAATTTGTTGCGCCCGCCTCAAAAACTACAGGAGTGCCGAAACTTACAGATGTGCCGTTAATAGTACCAATTACGGCTGTACCGTAGGAAGAATTATCGTTATCACGATATGCAATAACTGTTTTATTATTTGAAGCGTCATATGCAGAAGAAATATAAAGTGCATTTGCGGACTCAAAAACAGTAGGCGTCCCAAAACTAACTGATGTACCACTAATAGTCGCTACTATCGCTGTGCCGTAATTACTATTCCCCCCATCTCTATAAGAAATTAAAAGTTTTCCTGCTGTTGAATCAAAAGATACTGACGTAAATGAGAGTGTAGATTGTGTTTCAAATATAGCGGGACTCCCAAAAGATATGGACGATCCTGAAACAGTTCCTACAATAGCCGTGCCTTGGGAAGAGTTGTCAATGTCCCTGTAAGCTATTAATACTTTGTTATTAGTTGTATCATAAGCACCTGAAAAATTCTTTGCATTACCATCAAAAACAACTTCACTCCCAGTGGACCCCGCCGAACCTGTCTGCACAACCGACCCACTCGACATACCAATGTAGTTCTCAGAGGTGAGGTTTGTGGCATCAGTTGCGTTTTGAAAAACCCTTGCAGTACCCTTATATGAATTAATACCACCTTCGTCACCGTAGACTACAACTACTTTTTTCTGGTCAGGGTCATACACACTACCTAAATGCTGAATGTCAAAATTGCTAAAGTTTGTTGCAGTCCCAAAAGAAGGAGTTGTCCCGCTTATAGTAGTAGGAAGATTTTTTCCGGAGTTAGGAGAAGTTCCTGTTTCCTCAAAAGAAATAACAGTTTTACTTGCGTTTGCATCATAAGCAAGACTAATTCCTCTAAGCACTAAAGCAGAATCATCAAATACAACTATACTTCCAAAAGAAATATTTGTCCCAGAAACTGTCCCTACAACACACTTTCCTTTATTACTGTCGCCACCATCTTTATACGCAATTAAAACCTTTTGAGCACTTGCATCGTATACAATTTTTTGTGCTCCAGAAGTAGTACCACTTTCATACGTTACCTGATTACCAAAACTGATAGAGGTGCCACTTATTGTGCCGACTGCAGCACACCCTGCACTTCCATCACTGTAGTTTGTCCATATTGCAACTACTTTTTGAGTGCTGGCATCATAAGTAATATCTTCAACTGCTGCATTATTACTGGATATGTCAGCCTCACTACCAAAAGAAACGGAAGTCCCACTTATTGTGGCTACTTTAGCCTTTGACCTTCTGCCACTACTACCTTGATCTCTATAAACAACAACACATTTTTGAGCATTTTCATCGTATGCAATAGCCGTTGTAGAAGAAGAACTAGAGCTAAAAACCACCGAAGAACCAAAGCTGATTGACGTGCCGCTGACAGTCCCGACAATAGCAGTTCCGTATCCAGAGTTAGCGTTTGATTCCCAGCTAAAAATAACTGAACCTGCGTTTACATCAAAAGCTGCGTTTAAAGCACCGGGCGAATTACCTGTAAAAACGGTAGGTGATCCAAAAGATATTGATTGACCACTAACTGTTCCAACTACAGCCGTACCCCTACCGCTGCTGCTGCTATAGTCAGCGTACCCTACAATAACTTTGTCATTACCGGGGTCATAAACTGCTACACTATAAAGGCTTTGTGCTGCCTTAAACACAACGGCAGAACCAACGCCTTGAGTTAATGTAGCTAACCCAGCAACACTTACAGTTCCATCAGCATTCACGATTACAGGTTGCCCACTGGGCAGTGTGCCAGAGGCAACAGCTTGTACTTCACCATCTACAGGTGTGTTGCCAAGGGACCGCATTAGCTGATCTCTTCGTAACTAATCGTTGCTACAAGATCAGATGCAGCGGAAGCTATTCCGCCAAGAGATTTATCTTCCTCTAAATATATGGCTGTACTTTTATCCAGAACAACAAGAGCGGAGTCGGCAGGCACTGAAATCGTAGAAGCGATAGCAATGCCGGTACCGCCAACATCATCTTGCGGATACAGATTGACTGTAATATCGGCAGCGTTAGTGCCATCAATATTAGTAATTATAAGCATGTTGACTTTAATAACCTTGCTTGAACTAGCAGGGTTTTCTAAAATTTGTGTAGCTGATGTACCGATAGCAACCTGGGCTGTCTTGGCGGTAATCGTCGCAACATTTACGACATTGGGGGCTGACATTTATATTCTCCTTTAACCAAAGACCATCGCCATTGCGATTGCTTTTCCTGTTGTTGCTGTAGAGTTTAGGTGCGCTGCGTTTACTGTAAGATCGCTAATCTGAGATACGTTTATGCTTGTCGCCACCGGCGCAACGTCCTGCCAAGCAGATCCATTGTAGACCCTGACTTTATCTGAGGTTGTATTATAAACCAAATCCCCTTCGTTCAGACTGTCTGACGGGTCGGAGCTTGCTATTCGATACTGAGCCGCAAAATTGTTTACGGAGCTTATATTAGACGCAACAGTATTTACGTTACCTATTGATCCAGAAACATTCGACATCGCCGTGACATTAGCAGACGTTCCAAGAACATTCATTACAGTGACATTGGCAGAAGTGCCTAAGACATTCATGTCATTAACTACATCAGCAGTCCCAAGTATTGACATGTCTGTTACAACTGCGCTTGTTCCTAACAGGTTCATCGCAGTGACGGTTGCCGAGGTTCCCAAGACGTTCATGTCATTAACGACATCCGCCGTGGCAAGAACATTCATGTCTGTTACAACGTCTGCTGTAGCCAAGACATTCATGTCCGTTACCACATCAGCAGTCGCCAGAATGTTCATGTCGTTTACTACGTCAGTAGTCCCCAAGATCGCCATGTCGGCAATGACCGCAGACGCGGCTAGAGCATCAATGTTAGTTTGCTCTGCGCTTGTGGGTGTAGTGCGCAGCCAGGTTGTATTGCCAAGGTTATAAACTTTTGTGACGTTGTTGGTAGTATCAAAAAACAGCGCGCCATCAATCAATGCGTTGCCATCATTATCAACAGTAGGATCGCCGCCAGAGGTAGATTTAGCCCCCAGGTAACGATCATCGAATGTGTCATAGACAGCCTCTGCCGCAGCCTGGGCTGTTTCAGATGCAGCCTTTGCTGTTTCGGACGCGCCCTGAGCAGTTACGCTTGCGTTCTTTGCAACGACACTTGCGTCTCTCGCTGTCTCAGAGGCCGCCTGAGCAGTCTCTGCGTTTGTCTCTGCTGTCTCTGCCGCTGTCTCGCTTGCGGCTGCTGCTGTAGCGCTGGTGGTTGCTGCGGCTGCATTAATAATCAAATCATACTTTGCAGCGTTAGCATTTGTCGTAATAGGTTGGGAACCGCTAGAAGTGTGCGCAGTTTTTACCATAAAGATATTATTAGTGCTTGTGTCCTTAACCAAGTCGCGCACTTCATAAGCGGTAGACGCGGCCCAATTTCCCCGAAACGTGCCGATCTCTTGGGTAATGCTAACATTGCCGGAGCTATCAAAAGCAAAAATCTTATTTGCACGATCTGTTGCAGAGATTGTAAATTCAGAGCCAGTAATGACGTTTGTTCGAGAAGCCTTGATTGTTCGACCAAGCTCTTCTTTGTGCTGCTGCACCATGAAGGTCAGTTTGTCTAAACTGTTTTCCAGAGATTGGGCTGGAAAAGGATCGTTAGGAACTAAATCTAATCCTTGATCCAGATCCAATTCGCGCAAGATAACAATGGTAACTCCTGATGCCGGTGCAGCCCCAAACACTACGTTGCCGCCGCCAGCAGCCCCCACACCTGTAACAGTGTAGTTAGTTGTGATCGATTGGACTGTTTCGGTTCCAGCGCTTGATCGAAGGATAACCGTCAACTCATCTTGGTCAAAAACCTTAAAGCCATAAGCAAAAGTCGTAAGCGTGTTATTGCCGCTGTAACTTGCTCGATTAGTGCTGCTTGATACTGTCATGTCAAATCCTTATCTCAGCCGAAAAATACCACATATTGTTTCCATTTGATAGACAACTATTCAAATGCTTTCGATATTTCTGGCGCACGGCTAGGTGTAGTATCTCCCTGCCCCCACCAATATTTTTGTCCTGTCTGTTTTTTTGTTCTATTTTCCAGCCTGCGAAACTTAGATTTTGCTTTCGGATCAGTCATTAGCTGCATTTGATCCCATAAACCGCGCTCCAATGCTAGGCGTCCATACCAAAGAGAAGACCCTGGCGTGTGACGTTGTGTGAACTTAACCATTTCACTGGCAGCGTTTGTATCCTGGCCTGTGGCCGCTTGGTACAGATTGCCCACTGTTAGTTCAAGAAGGTCTTGACCCGCACCGGCAACCGGCCCAGCTATTGTTTCGGATAGCCCTGACCCATAGCGGCTTGTACCGGAAGTTAGGAAATCACCAAAGATGCCTAATCCGCCGCCCTGCATAAAAGCTGCAAACCAAAACTTTGCTGTTTCTTCGCTATCGCCAAACATTTCACGCGGATCTCTACCCTTGGAAACCTCTTTCATTTGCATCGCTAGAGCGCCCATGAGAGTTGTAGAGATTAACAGATTTGAATAGTACGCACCTTTAGAAGATGATTGCGGCAGCTGCATCCCGCGCATCAAGTGCGTATTAACCAGGGTAACGCCAAAGTTTTTATACATTGCAAACGATCGGGCCATTTCGCCAGTTAGCGTTCCAGGCTGCGTGCCGCCAGTTAGGAATGTAGCGCCACGAACAGATGTTGAGGGAACCGCAAAATTGGTTTCCGTGTTTATCATTTCCAGCAACCTGGTAGATATGTTTTCGCGCAGATCCTCATCAATATCAGTGCGCGCAGCAATGTCTGTAGGACGTATAAACTTTGCGCCCTTCTCGTCATATGGATCTGTGCGCCGTATTATGTCCCACTGCGTAGCCTGGATATTGTACCGTTCCATTGTAGAACGAAAGTTAGGGTCTAGCTCGTCAAAGGCTTTGCCAGCATTGCGGGCTACAGTACCCATAAACTCCATGCCAAATGCCCACCGTCCGGCCGAAGTCATAGGCGACAAGAATGACGCCCTCATAACAAAGTCAGATATTCTGCGCGTGACCTCTGGTCCCGACATATCCCCGACAAAACGCATTTGACCAGCAGCAAGGCTAGTCCAACCCTCAGCAATCAAGCCGGAGCTAATAGCAAGCTCACCTTTTTCCTTGGCCCCTAGCGGGCTTATATATTTTAAATAATCTTTAAGTATGCCAGTTTGGGGCAGTCCAGAGAATTGACGGGCAAGGCGCTGAAAATTAACATCTGTTATTGCTGAGATTGCAGCCGCGCCAAGTTGCGCAGACTGCAAGATTTGGCGCGTTCCTGCCATTGTCGATGAAAATTTGCTGTTAATAGGAGAGTTGTTTCTGCCAGATACAGCCATATACATATCGTCAAGTCGCTTGCCGGTAGAGCGCGCCTTGTCCTTTAGGGCTTCATCCTTTGCCATGTTGGCTTGCTTGGTCAGACTGTCTTTCATAAAAGTTATAGTTGACGTTGGGTTAGGGCCAAGCACTTCCATCATTGCAATATCGCGGGACATATTAGAAATGTGAGAAACCATAACATCAAACACGTTATCGTCGCCAAATTCCCTTTGATACTCAAGCCAGCTATCAGCATCCTTAAAAACCAAAAAGCGGTGATCCTGGCGTTGGTTGGCAAGGCTTTTGCCACGCTGGCCGGAACCAGGCCGCATTTTGTTTGCGCCCTCTGTAGTTATAGTTTCGTAAACATCTCTTAAAGCTAACTCTAAGCGCTGAGGTGTGAAGGCAAGACCCGTCATTTGGTCTATCATATCATTAGGAGAAAGCTTAGGAAGAATGCTGCTTCTCCAACCCTCATAGTCAGCTTTGCTTATTTTTAAGCTTTGATGATTTTGAGGCAAGAACCACTTTTCATTTTTAGGAATAGATCCACCGGCACGATTAAACTTTTTGCGAAGTGTCTCTGCGGTCTTAGTCCATGCAGCCGCCATCTCTTTCGCGCTGACATCTCCCGTATTTTCGCCAAAGATCTCGCGCGTCATGTTTTTAAGCTGCGCTTTTTGCCGAACCTCCCCAACCAGGTTGCGCCGAAACGTACCAAGAACCTTGTTCATCTCAGCAAAAGCCATGCCTTTTACGGCGTCTTCCCTTTGAGTAACGCTAGAAAAACGAGACATCCCATCTTGTTCAAGATGCGCAATTGCTGCGGCAAAAGGATTGCTGCGTCCCAGAGGGTCTTTGTATTGGTTCATATTAAAGCTAACTTGCTGCCAAGCCTTAGCTGTTAAAAGCTTTTTCCGTTTGCGCTCAAAGGCTTGCCGCTCAAGAGCGTCAAAGGTATCACGCGCAGCTTGGCTAGAAGCCGGTCCAGATCCCATCTTTCCCTGGTACTGCTCTTCAAGCTCATCAAGAAGATCCCGCGCTTCCTTCGCCTGGGCTTCTGTGATGGTTCCCTCGGCCTGGGCGTTAATAATACATTCCCTAAAGCTCATTTTGCGCACCCTCTTAAACGATCCAGCATTTTAACATCCTGGTCAAATTCATCCTTCATGTCTCGCAATGTTTGGAATTGCGGCACGATTTCGTTTGTCTTCTCATCCAGGCGGCTACCGATCGGGATCTCCGTATCTTCTCGGAAGTTGACTTGTAGCTCTTCTAGCAGTATATCGGTGTCGGAGGTATCAACATTGAGATTTTTTCTAGTAGACGGGTCTATACCCACAGTCGAAACAGAGCCAGGCGCAATGGTGTCTCTTGCAAGTGACGGGTCTTGGAAGCCTATTTCCTCTGCTGCAATACTTTCGGATACCCGCTCACCAGAAGTTACGCGAGAAATGGTAGCGTCACTGACTACCAGGCTCGGCTGGTCTATGCCCGATGGCAGCTGACGGTTTATAAGTGCCGACCAGCTTCCAGAAAGATTGCCTGCAACCTCCCCATACAGATTTTTCATATCCTCAACCGCTTTGGCTCTAGCTGCATCGGGTTGATTTAAATCACGCGATATTTTGTAAAGCTCAGTGCCGCCGCTTTCCTTTGCTTCCAACATACCAGGAGGCCAGATCTGGACCTCTCCAATTTGTCCATCATCGAATACAACGGAAAGCTTGCGGTCAAAATAGCCTTCACTTGTAAAAGCATATCCTTCATCAATAACCTTGTATCGCTTGGATAAAGCAGCAATGAATTGCTCCGCAGCTTCGTTTGTTTCAGCACTAATTCCACCACGCGCGACATCTGTAATTCGGTTCAGATCACCAGAGTATTTATCTCGCAGTTTTTCCTCGACACGTTCACGCTTTTTGAGTTTTGCTGGTTTCTGTTTTGCCCCAGCCAACTCAGCAGCCCTGGAAATCTCAGAAGTTAATTCCGCGTGGTTGCGCTCTGCGCGTACCATAATTTCATCAACATCAATAAAATTTTGCTCTGTTTTAACTTGGCTTTCAAGAACCTTGCTTTCGATAGGGTCCATATCTTGAAGCCGAACAATGCGATCTTCTGGCATAACAGCAGGCTTGCCGATCTTTGCCTTAGCTGCATCATTTGCAATCACGCTGCCCAGGACATCGCCCTCTAACTGGCTGGCCTGGTCTAAAGCCCCTTGACCAAACGCATCATCAAATGCGTCTAGCTGGCCTTCCTCTGCGCTAGTTCGTATTGACGCGATTTCATCTGGAGCATTGAAAGTGCGTCCAGCATCGCCAATTTCTGCGCGGTCGAATTCGCCTGCTGAAATTGCTCGTCGGACATCTTCGATAAAGCTAGTTGTAGCGGCGTTATAGCTTCCGGTTTCTTTTGCGTTTCTTGCTGCTTCGGTAAGGGCGTCTGAGAGAGCGCCTTTCCTGTTCGCTTGACTTTGGAGGAGCGCGACCGCTTTGCCATCTTCTTGAGCCCTTTTCTGATTTGCATCTCTAGCTAATAAGTTACCTTCATCTTCAAGCCTAGTAGCGTTCTTGATGAGGTTTTGAAATGAAGATTTATCTTTGCGCAGCTGTTTTTGAGCTCGGTCTAAAACCTTTGCACGCTCCATAAAAAGGCTAGTCGTAAGCACTTCTTCGCCAAACAGGTTCTCTTGCGTTTCAGACACCATGCTAGTTTCTCTTACCTGACGCACAATCGATTCTGCCTGGAATGCGTTAGCCGGTTCTGTTTTCGCCAAAACATTTAAGGCTGCTTTCTGCAAGTTTTCATCACCAGGGATTAACCGACCAACAATAGCCGCAAAGTTTGGAGAAACAACCTCGTTTTTAACCATTCCCCAAGCTTCACCGACCAGGTTTGCAAGATCAGTTGCCTGGCGAACAAATGCCGATCGTGGTGGTAACTCGCCAATGCGCTGTGGGCTAGTTCGCAAAACCTTTGCAGCGTCAATCGCGCTACCCGTCCCCTCAGATATATTCTTTAGAGCGGCTGTGACCATAGCATCTTCTGGCGTAATCCCGTCAACTTCGCGCAAACGATAGCCAATCATTTTGACGTTCTGTGACGGATCTTGCTGAGAGATCCGCTTGGCAAGGCCTAGTCTCTGGTGGCCGTCAGCAATGAATAAGCGACCATCCGCATACTCATAGATAGTAACCATGCCACCCTTAATAGGATCCCACTGGGTTACACCCTGGAGCCGGTCAGTCACCCCAAACTGGTCGCCACCTTCTTTAAACTGAAACGTCTTAGCATCCACGCCAATATCGTTAGGATCAAACTCGTCAACAATACCTCTAATGTTTGTTGCTCGGTTTACGTTATCCGGCAACTTTACCGGAGAGGCAGGGATCTCAGAAACCTTGGGAAGCTTCCCATTGGTAAACGCAATATCCGCTTCGGTAAGACGCGCGTTGTGCTCTATATCAGCGTCCTGGGTTCTGACCAGGGGGGTACTTTCTGCGGCTGAGGTGTAAACTTCCTCTAATACTTCGGCGTTTGCCTGCATTGGGGATTTCCGTCCCGCTGCCTGACTGAGAACTTTAGCGCCTTGCCTTGCCTGGCTTGCTGTAAGCTTAACTGTATCCGCGCCAATTTTAATGGCTATTGGGAATGCGCCACCAATTAACGCCGCCTGTCCAACATTATTGCGAAAATCTTCCCAGCCATATTTTAGGCCTAGACTTTTGTACCATGCAGCTACACCAGGTTGCTGTATTGCTTCGGTGGTAGCATTTACAGCCGCTTCGTAAAAAACCATACCAAGCAAACTTTTTCCAGTTTTTACCCAACCAGCAGGCAGGGCCATAGCAGACTGATTTATTGGGTCAGTTGCACCAAATCCCATACCGCCAACAAACCTGGCAGTTACATTCCCCAAGCCTGGAGATCTAGCAGTAAGCTCCGCTAATTCACTTTGTTCAACAAAGTATTTGTCTCTTGCGGCTGCAACCCAAACTTTATCCCGCTCTGGATCAAGAACAGACACAACAAGCTCTGGCGGTAATGCCTCACGGTTTTCCCGAACATAGCTTTCAACCTGCTGTGCTTCATAATCGTATCGTTTTTTACCGTAACTACGCATAGCCTCGCCAGAAAGAATGGAAAGAACATTCGGGTTTAGATACGAACCTGGATTTTTAAAAGACTTGCCAGTGATACTTTCAATTTCATCGACGATAGGCTCCCAGGTGTCCTCTACATACAATTCAGCAGCAGATCCGCTTTGCATCCTGGCAGCATCAAACGATTTCTTTACGTTTTCGATAAACCCACCTTCGGGCTTATTGCGTCGAGGAACCGTTGCAAAAGAAGTTGGGTTTATTTCATCTCTGAGGTAACTACTCATTACTGATCCCTCAACCTAACAGCTTCTGTCCTGACTAAAACTTTGCGGCCTAAAATTCTTTTATTTTGCGCGTTGTTTTCAATGAAATTATCTACAGCTTGCTTGTCATTTAGATCTATGCCGCTGTTATTTAAGTCGTTAGCTAGTTCCCCTATCAAGACTTGATCTCCTTTAGTCGCTAGAAAACCGCTGTACTTTTTAGAGGATGCACTTTTAGGCGAAGATCGCACTAAATCTTCCATAGTAAATGTTATATCAATGTCTGCATTGTCAGTTAGCATCCCATATTTACTATCGCCATACTCTCCGTCAAAAATCCCATAAACCATTTGCCCGTTTCTCTTGCCGAGCACTTGGATACTATAATCCTCGTCTTGGAATGCCTTAAAAACCTTTTGATTAATTACGCCATCCGCTGCTATGTCATTAAAGTCTTCATAAGATATAGAGTTTATAGCCTCATTGATTTCATCTGCTGTGCGGTTTGCTGGTAAAAGCGTGGGCTTGCCGGACACTTCTTGAACACCGCCAGTGCCTGTTTGAGAGTTGAAGCCAGAAGCTACTTGAACGGCCTGCAACCAGAGGCCTTCATCAAATTCTTTGTTAACTTTACGAGAAATAACTTCTGCATAATAGGCTTCGGCAGTATCGCTAATATTCTTTTTTAGCTCTGCATTAACACCACCAGGCAGGTTTTCAAACGCCGTTCCTATAATGCTAAACATTTCTTTTTTGATTTCAGCCTTATCTGCACCTACAAAAGGGGAACCATTCTCCTCAATTTCAGAGATACCATTTAGAATAATCTCAGCCTGGTTTAGCAAACCATCCTGCATAAGCCCTGCAACATGCGCAGTAACTGGAGAGTTCGGCGCAATCTGGGCCATAACCGCATTAGAGTAATCTCCAAACAGCTGCGTAATGTCGTTGATTGCCTGCATCTTCTCTAAAGCCGTGCCGGTATTCAATCTTGGGGCATACGCCAAAGCTTCGGTCGGGCGTAGAATTGTAAGAGGACCAGATAAATTATAATGGCCTTGAACCTGGATTGCTGCCAAGATTCTTTTCTGAACTCCAGTTTGATCCTCTCCTGTCTCCTGGGTTCTCTTAATTGCATCCGCTGTTAAGTCCACTGACGCAACCTTTACAGCGCCTGTTTTAGAAGCAAAGCCAATAGGATCGCTTGCTAGTTGTTTATCCATGTTGGAACGGAAGCCGCGCAGAAATTCTAGTCCTAACAACTCTCTAGCTTGAAGACCTGGACCACCCATTAACTTGCCTGTTTCGGGGTCAATCGTGTCGCCGCTTTCTAGGCTCATTATCATACCATCAAGATCTTGAAGGTTTGAAACCTTTTTTACTGAGGAAGAAAGATCTTGTATGTACTGAAGATCTGCCAAGCCCTCTTGCAACTCGACTGCCTCTATGTTGTCGATAAATGGAGCAACTCCAGAAACCAATTTTTCTAGATCTGCAACTCCATTGCCTGGCAAAGTTCCGCCATCTTGGAGTATTTTTGCATAAGATGTAATCTGTTGGCCGGTTGTTTTTGCAACCTGCTTACCAACACGGATCTGCTTTTGCTCTTCCGCAGAAGCCGCGTCTATAAATCCAGCGCCAGTGCCAAGAGATTGCAGGATCTGGGCCTGATTTTGCAGGGGAAGCTTTTTTAGAAGAGCAAGTTGCAGTTGGTTCTTGCCTGCTAAGTTTGGATCATTGTCCCTAATAGCCAGGCGGATGTTTTCAAGATCACGGCTTGGGGTGTCGCTGCTTTGTATCGCTTGCATTAGGTTGCTTGTTACAGCACCTGTAATAACCGCAAACTCTTGCTTTTTTAATGCCTCTGGATTGCCCAGGCCAAGCTGACCCATACGAATACTATCAACGCCAAAGTTGGAAGCAATAAGATTAAACTCATCAACCGATGTTACATTAGCAAGGTTTTGCATTGTTGTATTAGCCCTGACCGCGCGGGCGGCTGTGTTGGCACTTTCAATCTTTTGGTCAATCGTGTTGCGCAAGGAAAACCGTTGCGTTAATTCCATCTGATTGAAACGATCGGTCAGAATACGCCGAGACTCTAAGTCATTTACATCTTCAAGAAGCTTTTCGCGCGTGGCCTTGCTTGCCTGGGACCAGAGGCCTTCCTCTTCCTTACCGCCCTCATTGAAAACATTGCGAAGTTTGCCGGTTTGAATCTTTGATAGGTTCAAAGCCTCTTCTCTTAACGTCTCTTCGCCAGCAAGCAGTTTTTCATTAACCTGCGTTTCACGCGCAGCCTTGTAACGCATTGCCGTAAACTCAGCTGCCTGGCCTATTACAGCGCCAGATATGACGCTCTGGGCCTGCGCCTGCTGCACAAAGGGCTGCGCATTTGCTCGCGCTCGAAAGCTACGACCAGGAGCTTCGGATGTCATTTGTGATCCGGCTGTGTATGTAGGAATTCTCATGTACCGGCTCCGTTAAAATGGGCTTGCTTGTGGGCGATCGTATCGTGTCGGCGCAGTTGTTGGCGTAAACATGCCGCTATTGTAACCAAGTTGCGCCGCTTTCCCGAAGCTTGAGATTAAACTTGCTGTGCCTTGTGCGCGCATCGCTGCTGCGCCAGCGCCAGCCTCCATGCGAGACATCTCAGCAGTAAGTTTGGCGTCTTCTTGGGCATCGTTAATCTGCATGTTGGTGACGTAGTTGTTAAACTTATCAATCGTTATCTCATACTCAATCTCTCTGGCGTTCTCCCGCAAAACTGCCATTGGAGTACCTACGGCAATGTCGATCCCAGCGTAAGCAAAGTTAGCAACAACCTCGCCCTGCACCTTGCGGAACTGCGTTCTCTTGCGCGTGTTGGAGATAAGCGTGTTATTGTTTATAATAGTACGCTGGTTTTCCAGAAGGTTTACATCACGCTCAATGATCTGTGCGTTAAACTCACCGATACGCTGTTGTGCAGCGGCTGCACGATTAGCAGCAGATTGCTGGTTGATACCGCCAAGCAATGATAGCCCCATCTGTGCAATGGCTAATTCTATAGACATTTGGCGTACCTTTCGTAATCAAGACCGTCAGGCCCGTACTGTTTCATCAAGCCTTCGCTTTGAAAGCCCAGAAACTTAGCAAGCTTGTGCGCGCTGTCAAAGTCTGACCGGACAACAGCCTGAACTCTGCGCAACTTCAAGCGTTTAATTGCTGCACCTAGCTCACGGCGAACAAGACGTATTGTCTGCACCTTCTTATGCTGCATGTCTTCCGTTGGTATAAACCAAGCCTCTGACACGCCATCCCACAAAGGAGCCAGGCCAGTTACAGCGTACACCTTACCCTCACCAAGAAACGCCAAGCCCCTACCTGGGACCGTAAACGTAGGAAGAGCGGCAAGGACTAAACCAAGCTGCGCATCATTCTGTTTAGGCGCGTTCTTAGAGGCGTACAAAACGTGCGCTCTGGTAAGAGGTGCTGCTATCATTTGTCAAACGTATTCATTCTTGGGTACAACGCTAAAATTGTAAGTGGTAACGGCTGTGTCTGCTGCAAGTATATCCTATCATCGTCATCAAACCCACCCTGGAATTCAATATCTTTATCACCAGTGAACAAAGGCACAGCTTTATCCATAGCCATCGAGCTATCGCGGAAGAAAACGCGGTCTATTTCGCCAGCATCATTTCCGATCTCAACGCCAACAGTTTCAAACAACCGCATTGTAATACCGTGAATTCTTTTAGGCTTGCCCTGAGAAATGCCATCTTGAGATCCGCTTTCTATGCGCAGTGTCTGCATACTTGAAGTGTAGCCATATCCAATTGCTGCGCTTGTAGCGGAAAAGTCCAAGGAGATTGCCCCGTTAGATACAGTTTTATCAGGGTGGCTTGCGCCGTTAGCCAGGATTGAAACATCATCGCCCTCTAAATGGTAAAGCGAACTAAAGCCGGATACAGCAGAACCCGCATAAGCGAGGCCACTGTCAACAAAAAATGCAGAAGTTGTGGTGCTTCCAAAGTCAAAGTCCTTCATCACCTCAACATAGCGCATTGTCTGCCCATTGATCGTGCGCTTAACAACTATGTAAAGCTCGTCATTGCCGCTGTCAGTCGGAAGCGCTGAAATGCTTTCAACAACCGCTTGGCCTCCGCTAAACGTCCCACCAATCACATGCTTATGCCATGCAACAACAGCCTCTTCTCGTCGATACGTTAAGCCCAAAAGTGTGCCATCGGCACGAATACACCAAACAATGTTTTCTGGCTCTTGCTGATATGCAAACCCTTCGACACCACCTTTAGTAATGTGCTCTGCTAAAACTGTTATATCTGGGGCTTGATAGCCAGCCGTATTAACTTCACCAACATATTTAAACTCACGGACCTTTCTATTGCCGCGCTGTAGGAAAAGCGTGACATCCGCAACCTGGACGGGCTCAATATTTGCAGAGCCATAGTTAGAATACTTGCGGATTTGCGTGGTTGTTGGGGTAATGGGGCCATCGTTTGTTGTTGTCAGGACATACTCGCCGCCCGAAGTGCCTATTGTTAGCACTCGCGTAGGAGAAAGATAGCGAATACTGTTCACTTGGTTTGATGCAATAGTATATATTAAAGCATCGTCTGCACTGGTTCCGGTGTGAAAGTTTAAATAATCAGCATTTTTGGAAAACCACAATGTCTGAGGGTTATTGTTAGTTGCCGCAAACACAAGTCGCTGCTCAAAGAAAGTAACAACACTAGGATAATTGTCAGAGCTAGTCAGAACTGGCGTATTGTTTTCGTTAATAGTAGGAGTGGCAAACGTCCATGCGTTGTGATCCGTGCGGGAAAGCGTTCTGATTGCGTAGCTTGGATGAGCAAAATACATAACATCAGCAGATTGGGCAAAGCGTAGATTGAATACATCAGCCGAAGCGTATGGCGTTGCCGTTTCATATATCTCGTCAGTGGACCCACCAGATGTGTAAGTTGTATAATTAGTTGAGTTTATGTTGTTGCCAAACAAATCTTTTAGCGAGTAAGTATTTGTCGATGCGTTTGCTACAATGTAATTGCGAGCGTTTAGCTCAGTCATTCCACCCACGCTAGTTAGATAGATCTCATCGCCATTGCTGTATCCGTGGCTATTGCTGGTTATAACGGCGGGGTTTGCTTTGGTTGCAGCAGTAATGGTTTTTGCAGAGCCTAATAAAACTTGCAACCCATTGCGAAAAACCCGCATGTATTGGTGGCCGAACTCCAAAATGTAGGTGTCAGAGGTTTTAAACTGGAAAGGGATTAGCCGTGTTTTTACAGAACTATCTTTAACTGCGCCCAAGTATTCTGTGCCTGGCCTACGGGTCAAGCCTCCGTGCGGCTGCACAATCATGTTTGTCAAATCTGAAAGCCCAGAGCGATACTTTTCAATATCTATGCGACCCTCAAGTCGTGGAGAGATCTCGCCAGATGTAAAGGTGCTAAGGGCTAGTGAGGAACGAGCCATTTAGAACCTCGCTTCTATAAAGTCGCTTGCCTCAATCCGCTCCGGCGCGCCTTCTGTAGCATCCTCGAAACGAGCATCCTTTAGTTTTCTGTCAAAATCTGCCGCAGCAATTTGTCGAACAGTTGTTGATCCCGTAATCGCATATGAAAGCTCATAAGCCAAACGTGAAGCCAGAACCTCTACTAACCCAGCATCATACTGTTGAGGGTCTGTAATCCTAGCAACGTACTTAATCTTTACCGTACCCTCATCTGTCAAAAGTTTGCGACCTTCAATGATAAACGCTGGGGTGTCACTGTTGCTGCGCATATTGTCATAAGGGTAGGTCATTGACCCGTTGCTAAACTGTAGCACACGAAGGCAGTATGGATCGGATGGCAGGGCGTAGTTATAAGCGTAGCCATAAACAGGAGCTTCAGTCTCTTGCGCAAGCTCCGCTCTTCGTATTAAGCAATTCCAGGGATGGGATCTAAACACGCTGTCACGCACAGCCTCGTAACGCTGATTAACAATACGGGCTGGCTTACTGTTCTCGCCAAGGGAAGTAATGTTAGAAGCACCTAAAGAGTTTAGGGCGTAATTGGCAATATCTACAACGCTGGTCATTTGCTATCTCCATAAGGGAGAGGGGGCGACAAGCCGCCCCCGCTCTTATTAGTCTACCACATACATGATAGTTAGCTCAATAGAGCCAGTGCCAGCAGCGCCACCAAGCGTCACTGTCACGGGAGCGCCATTCTCATTTGTGCTTAACTCTGAGCCGGAACCCAGCGCAAGCGTTGCGAGAATGTCAATTTTCTGTGCGCCCGTAGATGCAGCAGCAGCCTTGTAGGCAGCAGCAGCAGCAGAGACAGCAGTACCAGCAGCGTTAGTATACGCGGCGTGACCGACAGAAAGTGTTGTTGAGCCACCAAGCGCGTCATGCGCAAGGGAGCCTTCTAGCAAGCGAGCGCCATCTGGCAAAATAAACATCTCGATGATGTCGTTTTGAGCCAAACTTGCTGCTTCGTATGTGCCATAAGCTATGCGGACTCGTCCACTAAGCTCATTGGCTTGGTTCATCACTGCCGGTGTGGCGCGTGAGTTGGTGCGTTGTGCGGAATATACAGTAGCCATTTTTCAGTCTCCTTATTCGTTACAAGCGATTTCAACGACTTTGGACTCTTCCATCCGCGTCGCACCGACTGACTGACAATAGTACACCTGAGTCGCATAGGATTTGTCTGCACGTTCATCAATGCGTGCTGATGGCTCTTTGCCAATAGCGCACTTGATGCCGTCTGTTGCAAACGCAATCACTCGACGATCAGCGTTACCGTCCACAGCCAAGCGGTTTGAAACAATGAAGTTAAAACCAACAAATGTGTTGATCTCGCCCATCGCCAAAGCTTTGACAGTGTTGTAGTCGCTTGAAGTTACAGTTGTGTTGTTCAGCAGGTCACTGACTTGCTTTGGAGAAACAACGATATTGCGCGTAATCGAAGGATCGACGTTGCCGCTATCAAGTTTCTCTTTAGCTTCAATCAACTTAGCAAGGGTCAAACCAGCAGATGCGTGTACGATCTTTTGGCTTGATGGCAATGATGTTGTTGATGAACCGTCTTTACCTGTCTGGGCTGTGCCAAGAGCAGCAGAAAGGATAACATCATCCATTGCGCGGCCCATAGCTGCGGCAGCAGCACGACTGTATGTTGAAGTCGGATCAACGAGCAAACGCACTTTGTCTTGATCATCGATCAAGTCAGCGTACTCATAATCAGACATTGTTACCATCCGGCGCGAATGTGGAGTGTCCACAATAGGCGTGTCAGCGTGGCGCGAAGTTCGTAGGACAGCCGCAGCCGCACCCACTTGGTCGAAGAAAGCTTTTTCGCCATTCACACTTTCTACATCTACCGCGTTACGCAGCAGAGAACCCATTTGCTGTGACAGCATTTGGATGTTTGCAGAAAACTGATTGACAAAAGCTGTGGTAATTTGAGAAGACATGTTGTCTCTCCTATGCTCTATTACAGTTAAGGTTGCTGCGCATGGTTATCCCCGAAGAGGCCTTGCTGTTGCTTGGGGCAACTACTCCGCTTGACTGACAAGCTTACCGCGTGGGCCTTTCGGTTATCCACTATACATAGCCACGCAAGCGCAAGACTTCGGCAACTGCCATGTCATGCTCTGGGTGTCCAGCAATTGTATACGGCGTATTAGGCCGCATGTGTTCTGAAATGAGTTGTTTTGCATCTTGCGAACTCATAACAACATCAGTCGGTTCCCCGACCAAACCATCTTCTCCAAGCATTTCCGCCATGCGGGAGAATGTTCTAATAATAGCAGGGTGATCGCCCAAGGAGCGCCCGTCTGCTAGTTGAATTTCGTCAAAGATTGCAGTGTCGCCCATAACTGTACGGGCCGCAGCCTGTGCTTGAGTAAGGCGTTGCTCAAAGTTTTGCCCAAATTCTTTACGCAATTCTTGCTCGCCGCTAAACCTAGCTTCCTCTGCGCGCTGATTAAGAGCCTCGCGGCCGGTGGCTATCTGATCCTGATACAAGCCTGCAATTTCTTGCGCCTGCTTATTAGACAAACCAATCTCATACGCTTTGTTTCTGAAGGCAGTAAATGAAGCTTCGTCAAAAACATCCGTTTGCTCTACTTCGTATTGGTTCGGATCTTCTGGAGCACCTAGTCTTTGATAAAGGCTCTGCCATTCCTCGTCTGTAGCAGCCTTACCTGGTATAGCAACTTTGTCTGCGCCAATAAGTTTTTGCGCGTTAAGGTGCGTCTTTGCAAAATCGTTTAACGATCCCCACTTGTTGATAAGTGGGTTTTGCCGATAAGCCTCATCTAGCCCATCTAGCCAATTACCTTCACTAACAGGTTGCGCAACTTCTTGCTGTGCAACGGGTTCAGCCGCAGCTGTCGCAATTACAGCTGGTTCGGCTACTTCTTGAGATCCTGTATCTAGGGTTGTCTCTTCGATCATTGGTTTTCCTGTTCGGGATTGCGTTCTTCGGCCAACATTCTGACGATAGTAAGCACTGCTGCTCGTTGACCCTCTGCAAACGCTGATTGATGTGGATCGCCAGAAACAAAAGTGGTTGTCTCAAAGCTAAAGCGCTTTTTGAGATCACCTAAAACCTGTGAGCCATCATCCGTTCCAAAGGTCCGACGATAAGCTAATTTTAATTCTTTTACCTTATTCATAATTGACCGCGCTCCCTAGCTGTGGAAATCGCTTCTGCCATAGGTGCAGCCTTCTGAGCCTGCTCTGCAAGCATCATTTCTTGCTGTTGTTGAGCTTGTTGAGCTTCTGCTTCTGCCCGCCTACGACGAAGATCACTGACCTCTGTGTCACTACGGATAACGCGCGCAGGTATGCCCGTGGTTTCTACCAGGTACTGCACAAGCTTATCATCATCAAGGTAATCCATGACCGGCGCAATCTGCTGCATCTGCAACAACACCTCAAAGCCGCGCAGCATAGACTGCAAGTCAGTCATTTTCTGAGCCTTAGCAAGCGGAGAAACGTATTCAATATCAATGTCTTGTCCTTGTAGCTCCTCCGGAGCAGGCGGGAGGAGCCCAGACCGAAGGAGCAGTGCAAAGGATCGGGAGATAAGAGGTTGCAGCAACTCAGCCTGGAGTCTACCGAGCACTGGACCTAGAAGCCTCATTTTCTCCTCATTCCTCTGCAACACCTCTGTTGCGGTCATGGCTGGGCCATTAGACATCAACAGTTGATCCACAAAGAAAGCTTGTCGAATTGCGTTTCGCCGCTGTTCTTCCATGTTTAGACCGAGCGGATTGTTCGCGCCAATCTGTAAAGGCTCAAGACGGTCACGGGTTCCAGAGCGGTAGAAGTTTAAAGCACCTGGCGTTGTTCGGACAGGCAACATGAACCCATCATCTGGAACCATAAGGGGCGGATCAATCTGTTTTTGCGCAGCACGGATGGTTGTCTCAGACATTTTGTTGAGCATCTTCGTGTCGGGCAGGGCATTCATTGCGGGACTACGGCCATACGTTGAAACGCTGTCTTTTACAAAACGCGTAACCATAAACGGAAATTCATCAAATCCGCTCTCTGAAAGAAGCTGGCGAGTGTCAGCTGTATAGTAAACAGAAGCAATCGGCTTATTCTTTTTGGACCTACCCTTAGTATCTGTGCGTGGGAAAACAGCATGGACGATCGAATGCTCCTTGTAAGGATCGTTTTCAATGTCTTTCTTTATCTCTTTAGGGCAGTTTTCTTCCCCGAACTGCATCCCAATAGCCCGCGCAGTCAGTTTAAACTTACGGTAAACAGTATCAACTCTGCCATCTGGACCTTCAGAAATGCAAATTTCAGCAATATGACGCGAAGAAAAGCGCAAACCATCGTCTGCACCCTCAACATAAAACGCCGCTGTACCAAAAACAACGAGATCATAGTATAGTTCGTGGATCTCCTGCTGAAAATTGGACCGATGAAACGCTTGGTACATCTGATCTATGCAGGTTTCTAACCATTCGTTCGCTTCATCGCTTTGCTGTAGTTCCTGATTGCGAAAACGCATGGCAAACCAAGGGGTGCTGGGGCTGGTCAACATGCCATGAAGACTTGACGCAAGTAACTCAACGGCATGAATGGCTGTACCATCATACAAAAACTCTGTTCTCTTATCGCCCTGGGTGCGCTTCTTAGTAATGTCGGCTTTGCGCGGCAACATGTAGTCTGCCAACTCTTGCCAATGGCTTTCCCACTGGGACCGCTGCGTCTGCAATGTCTTATATCTGCGATCTAACTGCGAAATTATAGGCAATATTTCGGCCATTATACTACCATCCCGTAACTATTCATTAAGCTTTTACGTTTCTTAGACTTGTTGCCGCCTTCAGTGCGACCAGCCATGCGCTGATTTAGACGCTCTATGGGGTCAACAGAAGCGGCCTTATTCATTTTTGCAGGCTGAGAAGAGCGCTTGCCCATTGTACCAGCAATGTTTTTTGGCTTACGTTTCATCATGCAATCAACCCCGCTCCTACAAGGCCGCGCCTTTGACGCAACATAGACGTTGCTGCATTAGTATCTGACAAAAGACCTTGGGCGGTTGTTAGTATTGTGGAACGGCGACCCTTCTCATAGAAACCAATAGCCTCGTCTTCCGCCGGTCCCTGGCTAACCAAACTGGCTGCTGCTGCTGTTTCAGCCCCACCGGCAGCTGTGCCAACAGAAGTACCAGCAGTATAAACAGTGTTATCAACAGAAGTGTCGGCCGTATCAGCTGCCGTGGTCTGCACACCAACCACATCATTTATCGATGTCTCTTCGCTACCCGTAGCCGATGAAGTATCAACAGTCGTGGTGTCAGTTGCAGTCGTGGCAACACCTGGAACATCCGGCACAGCCATCGCTTGAGGCTGTGCCTGGTTCATCATTGAATTAACTGCAAGGCCAGTACCAATGCCAACAGCAGCAGAGGTAAGAGCAGTTGCCCCAAGAAAAGACGCCGTAGCACCAGCGCCAAAGCCAGCCAAAAGTGGAATAGCAACTGCCATATTCTATCTCCTATGCCGCAAATGGATCGTAATCCATCAACGCTTGCCTCTGAGGCGCTCTAGTATCG